GCTTGATCGGAATGAAGTAGATGAAACCTGCCATGTTGATCCTAGGCGAGTGCGGCGGTCGTATCGATAACTAATGGATTGTTGGTGCCGTCGTGATAGAGCGGCACGGCGATCGACGTCTCTCCGGCCCCGTTCTCCGATGCGCGAAACGCGTCATCAATGAATGCGATTCCGGCGGCCGTGATCGAAATATGCTCCTCCGTCGCATCCGCTACGAACTGCCCGCCATTGGCTCGCTTGCGGAATTCGATCAGCGTATTCGCGTGAGTAATCGCCTTGCCGCCAAGCGGTATGTTGGCGGCCTTGAGCCACTCGATATCAATCCCGGTGAAGCGGGCGAGCGCCATGATTTCACCGATCGTCGCGAACGTTTCCCATACGTCAGAATCCCCGCCGAACGTTTCGGCCGTGACTCCGAAATCGAGCTCCATCGACTGGATGCCAGCGATCGTTACCGACTCCAGGGACACGGCTCCGAGGGTAAATCGCACCGCGTCCGAGCCAGCGGCAACGGTAGGTATCGCGGACGAATCGGTAATCACAACAGGATCGTTCGTGCCGTCGAACGTCGCAAGCGCCTCGTAAGACAACGTTGCGTTGCCACGATGCTGGATAGAGATTGTGCGAGGTACTAGGATTCCCTCCTTGATGTTGTATTGGCGGTGCGTGGAGCCAGTCGTTCGCGTGCCTCCCTCGGCCCGCTTGCGCGCATAGAGATTGAGCCCCGGGTCGGTCACGTCACTCGATATCGCCTTGCCCTCTTGGCCTGCGGTGGCAAGCGCTAGGGCAAGGTCAAGCGTGGTGAATGTGGCAACCGGTTTTTGCTCGACAACGTTCGCGTTGTAGACATGGGGATTACCGCTCGTGGCTTGGCGCTCGACGCGCGTGCCAGTCTTGATGTCAAGTTGAGTGATACCGCCAAGCACTACGGCCGTATCCCCCACGGAATCGATCTCGACCGCATACAGCCCGTGGACGCGAGTAATGCCCATTACACTCTCTCCTCTGATGATTCGGTGCTGGCGTCCAGTTGCTGTTGAATTTCCGCGTCTAACACTTTTGCAATTTGCTCTTGCTCTGCCTCTGACACTCGCGATAGCTCTTCCGCCAAGTTCGGCTGGTTCAGATCCTTGCGGAATTGAAAGAAGTGCCGCGGCAACGCCATCACCACGCGAACGCCCTTGCTGGTTGATCGCACGTCCCGAATCCGGCTAAACGCCTCTGACTGGCCCGACCATACCATGGGCCGCGTATGTCCGTATTTTCGCAACTTCCGCGCGGTGTAACTACGCTTGAACGCCTTGCCGGAACCACGCTCGCCTTGCCGCGCCTGGTAGTTATACTCGCTACCGCCCTTAGTCGTGAAATGCTTGGGACGATGCTCGCGATGCCAGAAGATGCCCGCCTTTTCGTAGGCCGGCTTAGTCGCCCCGCGCATTACCTTGGCAATTACATTCGGTGTCGCGCCGGAGTATTTGAGGAGGAACCCCATTACATCCCCCAGCGAATCAGCATCACCACGCCCTGCGTATCGCCCTCGGTCTCTCTGTAGTCAGGATGGATTCTGCCGGGGCCGTCTTGCAAGCTGATCTCTGTTATGTCGAGGTAGCCGCTCGTGCCCGCAAGATCGCACAGCCCGTCCACGATCAGGCCGATCGTGTTCATCCAACGCAACTGCGCCTCGGCGGGATCCTTCACCACGCTCACCGGCGTATCCTGCACAATCTGTAATTCGAGCGTCCCGCCCTCATCGAAAAAGAACTGATCGCCGCCGGCAATCCTGCTCTTGTGGAATCCGCCGGGCGCCGTGCGGATCACTGCATACGGCCGATGGTCAACCAGTTCCGCGCCACTAAATTCGTTGTCGTCAACGGGCGCCGGCAACTCGTCTTGATGGATCGACGCTAGGGCCTGGGCGGCATCCTCTGCGTCAACGAGCGCCTGGAACGCCGTTACGGCCGCAAGAGTCGCCCGGAGCGTCTCTTGTACCAAGCTCAGGCATCCCGCCGCCGCTACCATCACTTACCCATTCGCGAACTGTCATAGCCCGTGCGGCCCGTTTGTATGCAGGCCAATCGAGCCATGCCGTTGCCCTTGTATTCGATCGCCTCTATCGACCAGGACTCGGAGCCGATTGTGAAATAAGCCGACTCCTTGGGAGATGCGACGCCACCGAAAGAGCCATTGGGATCGAGTGAAATCGTGACAGTACGGCGTCGCACGTTGCGACGATTGCGTACTGGATCGGTTTCCTCGGAGCCATTGATCGGCCCGCAGCGCGCCGTCAACACAGTCGATGTCTCACCATCCACGTACGTTGCCGACTGGCCGAACATACTGAGAATTACTTCGGCGCCAGCAGACCAGTTAGTCGCGAACTGAGACATTAGTTAGCCCAAGTCGGTCGATCTCACACGCAACGCTCGGACACGTACGTCCGCGAGCGTGTCGTTACTTGTTTTTTCGAGATGGACCAGCGCCTTCATTGGCCCGGTTGCGGCGTCGAGTTTGAATGTCGATCCGCTCAGGACTCGCACGCCGTCGATGTAGAGTTTGACGTCGGCCAGGTCGCGAGCGTCGATCCAATATTCCGCGTACGTGTCGTCAACCGCATCTTTCGTCGTATCGGTGGCGGCTACCTCGGTTGTTCCATCGTCCGATTCGGCGAGGATACTCAGCGCGCTGCCATCGAGGTGAAAGAACACCGCCTCGGTAATATCGTCCGCGTCGTCCGCGTCGGACGCGTTGGCCAAGCCGAAATTGATATCCAGGTTAGCGGCGTCGCCTTCATCGAATATGGCGATTTCGGCCTCGAAAATCGGGCCGTCCGCAACCGGAATACTGTGGCCTGAAATGAGCGCGGCTTGCGCGGCTTCCGCCACTGCGTCAAACGCGAGCGTGAAGATATTGTCGACCGTGTCTTGGACCACCCCTAGACCATTGGTGTCCTCGGTAACCCACGTGTCAAGCCCCTCGTAATTGTAAGGAGGGAGATTGATCTCGTAGCGAGGGCGAACATTCAGGTCGACCACAACGGTAGTATCGGCGGCGGCGGCGTCCGCGACCGCGACGCCGACGAAGAAATCGCCCGACGCCATCTTGTAATTGGCCTTTCCGGCCGAACGGTCCCAGAACACTCGACCGCCGTCAAGGATGTTGATGGCGTCGGTCTTTTGCAAAACGAATCGCCCCTCCGTCGCGAGGGTCGTGTAGTCGCCCGACACGGCATCCTTGATGCCTTGCTTCACCGCCGCGCGGCCATCGGGCAATTGGAGAACCTCGCCGGAGTTGAGGGTTGCCGCCGCAACCACGTCCACGGCGCCAGTCCCCTTGTGGTATTGAGCTTCGAGCGTCATTGCAGTTACTCCCAATCGTTAACAGGTTGATTCGTTGTTAGGCCGTCCGTAGATGGCCCATCCGGACGGCGCTTACCAAGTCGCCGCCGGTGATCCCGTTGCTGTGCAAGACACACACGCGATCGCCCGCCTTGAATCGGTGCGTGTTGATGATCACATCACGCACCGCTACGAATACCGTGCTGTGATCGAATCCTTCCTTGGATTCCGACATGGCGCGACTGATGGCCACTTGCATCTTTTCCTTTTCATCGCGCAGCTCGGCTTCGAGTTCCTCAATCCGGTTTCGCGAAGCGGCTCGCTCTTCAGTGACTTCGGGCTTCTCTTTGGCCATTTGAACTAACCTCTCACAACAAGACTCAGATGGATGAAAGGCGCGCTTACGCAGTCGCCTTGTGCAAGCCCCGGAAATCGAGAGCCTTGGCGCCGATGTCGAGATTGATATCCCAGCCAAGCCCCCACGATCCCTTGTCAAGCACGTATCGACGCACCATCGGCCGCCGGCCAGTGCCGGCCCGGTAGCCGACCTCGATCGTGTGGCGGCCGCCTTGGGCGGTCAGGTACCACGTGTCGGCCGATCCTGAGTAAGTGGTTCCGCCCTCCGCGTCGGTCGGATCAGTTACCCCGGCATCAAGGCGGGAATCACTGATAAGACTGAGCGTGTTGAATAATGGATTGTTAGTCCCGTACTCAACATCGTTGCTATCGTCACCGGTGTTGCGAACTTCGCTTGAATTGATCAACTGCATGGCCGTGAACTTGAGCCCCTTGGGCACAAGCAAATAGGCCGCGAACAGATCGAGCGGAACCCCGTTCTGCGTCTGCGTCTCGAGCGCCGTGATTGCCGCCTTGAGCGTTGCCGCCACCAGCGCGGCCGACGTGTCAAGGTTGCCGTGCGTGGAATGGAACAACGCCACGTCATCGGACAATGCCGCATTCGCCAGGAGGATCGAGTACACAAGGTCCGGTCGAAGCCGCGCGGCGGCCCGTCCCATCTCGTTCGGAAAATCGAGGATGGCGCCCATGTCATCGTCGATCAAATCCTGTTCATCGGCGCTGAATTGATTGGCGTAACGGGCGATCTTGTACGATTCCATCGTTTCGTCACGCGAGGTATGCGCGGCCTCTCCGCCACCACGCCCGAGCTTCTTCAGGTTGGCCGACTTGCCAAGCTGAATGCGATCGTTCGTCTTGAAATTCGGCACATCGACTTCGCGCGTCCATGGACGCGTGGTGTCGGGCGCCTCACCGTACGTTGCGATCAAGCGGGCGTTGATCGACGTGGTAAAGATGTTGTCGAACTCACTACCACTGACCGCGGCGCGAATGCGATCCTCGCGCGAATGGGGCAATTGCACGCCGGACAACCGACAGATATTCTCGGCATAGTCGCGGAAATCGAACGAACGATACCGCTCGGCCGCGCCCATGAGGCGCTCTTGCTCGCGCCGGCGTTCGTTCGACGCGTTCGGGTCGATCAGATTGAGCCCCATTCGCATCTGCAAGTTGGCCGCAAGCGCCGCCGAGGTGCAGTCGCGTTCGTGGTCGCGAGTATGAATCGCGAATCCGGGATCACGGGCCGGCTCCTGGCGTCTCTCCCGGACGGCGCCGAGGAACTCTCGCGAGGCGCGGGCGATATCCCAACCCTCGCTAATGGCACGCTCGCGTAGTTCGGCGGGCACGTCGTTTCTTGCAAGGCTGGTGATCTCGCGAACTCGCGTACGTTCGTCCGCTAGGACTCGTTGCGCCACGGTTGTGGAGGTCTCGCGAATCCGGCCATCCATCGGATCGCCGGTGGCCTCTTCCTCGGGCTCTTCCTCGGGCTCGTCCTCAATGACCGACGGCGATTCGGGCGCGGACCTCTCGAGCATAAGGACCGTAGCCCGTTGGCGAGCAGCGCCATCCAGGGCCCCAAAAAAAGCCCAAGCCTCGGCATCCGTCGAATTGGATTCGAGGCCCTGGTCAACCAGGTAGGCGCGTAGGCGTTCGTTCATCGTACTGACACTCCCTCTAATTCGCGTAGCCGTGTCAGCACCGACCGGCAGTAGCGATACTTCACGAATCCGAAACCTGGTAACAACCTGCATTGCACGGCGACGAGCCGTGTAAGATCGGCCGTTCACAGAACGAGTTTGGCCGGGGCGAATCTCTACCCCGTCCAATGGCTCATATCCTGCTGACACATTTGTGACATGCCCGTCACGCACAAGTTGCCAGGCATGTTGGGCTCGCTCATGGGTGCCGAAAAATAGACGGCCCACAATCGTATTGCCCTCGACGCGCATATCCCGGACCGATCCAAGGACCGCATCCAAGGAACGCACATGTCCGTCAAGCAGAGAAACTTGATCGTTGAACTCAGCGCCGCTCGACAACAATACTTCATCAATCACACGCTGCCGAGCGAAGTCGCCAACGGGCACGATGTCTTCCGTGGCGATCACGGCCTCGACGCTGCGTGACTCCTCGTCAATGGATTGAGCGCGCAAGCGAAGGATGAATGACGCCGCGTCTGCTTGTGTCGATTCACGTTGCCGCCATCGCCTACGCATTGCTTACGACCTCCTCTTCCTCTTCTTCAGCGGGCGCTGGCGCTACTGGATTTACCATCTCCGCAACGGTAGGTAGTCCAGCCTCTTGCAATAGCTGATCGATCCGGACGCGCCTTGCGATCATGTCCTCACCGTTCGAGCCGAAATGAGCGCACGCGGTGAAGTAATCGATCGTGCCGTCTAAAAGTCGCTGATGGATCGCTACCGCTTCCTTGCTCGGATCGACGTGAGGAGGGACCGGCCACGTCCAGGACAGACGCGCATTGCGCGGGCGCTGCGGTAGTTTGCGTGCAAGCTCGGCTTCCCTCGCCACCATCCACACAAGCGGATTGAGCGCCTTTCGCTCGATACCGCCTTGAATCTGAACGTTGCCGCGCTGGTATACCTGGCCGTCGAATCGTGCGGACGAATAACTATGCTTCGCGGAATCGAGCCGAATTGTCATAAGCGGCATGTTCTTCACACGGCCTATGTCACGCTGCCGCTCCGATCTGTACTCCACATAATTCGTCTGCGGTTGTTCGGGCTGAATCATCTTCGCGTCCCACCCGGGCGGTAGCGTCCGCATGGTGCGCCGCTCTACGGTGGTCGATTCGTTGACGCTCAAATACTGGGCGTCGGGATGGCTCGTGTGGAGCAATACGGAGAAGTCAGCGGCGGCGCGGGCCGCGTCCAATACTTGCGTGTCGTAATCGCGCAATTCGGCGCACGTATCCAGGCTGGGCGCCAGCCACGGGGCCGCGCGCAACTGGCCATGCTCGTGAGGAAAGTACACGTGCAACATATTGACCTTGTCAACGCGCAGATAGTTCGACGGCATTACGGGAATGCCAACCTCGACCTCATCGAATTCTTGCACGTAGTAAGCGGTCGGCCGGCCCGTTGGGGTCACATGCACGCCCATAATAATGTCGTTCGTGAAGTGATCGGCTGGCGTCTGAATGCGTCGCGGATGGATGCCGAGAATGCGGAGATTGACAACGGTATCCGCGGTCTCATCAGTGATCAATTGCCAGAACGATTCGCCCGCCGTCCAGAATCCACGCACCATCAGTTGGAGGAAATCGGCGCCGGACAACTGGCCGTTGTAGTCCGGCATTTCCCAGAACTCGCGCCAGAACGTTTCCAGCCCCTCGTTGTAGATTTCATCGTCGGATTGCACTTGCAGGATCGGGTAACCTGATCCGATCAGATCGACAATATGCGTGTCGATAATGCCTTCAACGAGCGGGTTATTCTGCGCTTCATGTTCGCATCGATCGCGGAGCGTACGGCCTTGGTCAACTAGGTCCAGGTTCTTCGATGCGCCCTTGGCCGCTCGCCAATGATCGGAATTGATGCGGTCCGTCCACGCTGATTCCCACGCGCGCTTACAGAGTTTCACAGCGCGCCTACCGAGTTGCCGGGCCTGCCTCAACATCAGCAGTCCCCCACTCGTGTGTACGTCAATTTGGTCGTCTGGATTCCTCCGGTGGTAGACGAGGATGCCTTCAACGAATTGATGTCCGCGATTAGCGCCGTGATCTCGTTGGCTCGATCCTTCCAGTCAACGCTGGCGCCTTCCTCCGATGCGTTGGGTATGCCAGCCAAACACGCGCGGGCCGCCATCGCCTGCGTCAGTGCGGTGTCATAATTGCCACTCGCGATCGCCGAGCGGGCCGCGTCTAAGTGAGACTGAAGTTGAGTAACGTTGATCGCCATGGCGTGAATCATGGCGAAACGGGAAAGGAATTAGTAGCGCATGATTACATCGCGTGTAGAAACGTTGTCACCTGCCACGCTTGAATTTAGCCTTGCAGCCACGGCATTCCTGATAGCAAAAACGAACTGGCGAACTCTTCGCAACAATGTCCTGCCCACCACATTCCGGGCATTGGGCAGGACCGAAGAACACGTTTGCGCACACCGTACAGAGCAGCTTATCGATTGGCTTGCCCCACCAACGTTGCCCCCCGCCAATCACATCGGAATCCTCGCACCCGCATTTAGGGCATTCCGGTTTTGCAAATCTCTTGAGGCCCATTACCGCCTCTGTTGCTGCGCGAAGTAGCTTGTCTGTTGATCCGATGGCGCTGGCTCCTTTGCCTCGATCAGCCTTACCCCTGCTCGGTGCGCCATTGTCGCCGCGATCACCAGGGCGTCACCCCAGTGGTTTGCAGCGCGCCCCTGGCGCCAGACTGTTACAGTCCCCTTGTCCGGTACAAATTCCTGCGACTGAGTTTCGGCCGTGACGTGAAATGAAAACCGCTGATGCTCTTGCGGCAGCGCATCGAACAGCGCTACCGAGCCAGCGCTACCGTTCGGAACAAACAGCCTTTGATGCATCCACGTTTTCCACGCATCCACGTTGATTTGAATTAACGTGATCCGTTCCTTAGCGACCCTCGATCCGTGGTAGTCCTCACCAATCCAACGGACGTTGCCTCCCACGTTGCGCGGCCGGCTGTATCGGCCCGTCTGTTGCAGGGCGCCGTAACCCATGGTGGGGTAATAGCAGTCAGGGCCGGACTCCCGGCAGAACGCATACACCGGAGTCTTGTGCCAGCGGGCATCCACTCCCACGACGTCGGGCTTCAATCGGCTCTCGCCCATAGACCAGCCTGAGGATAGGTAACGGTCCCGGAAGTCCCTCAAGGCGATCAGGAGCCCCTTGTCTACGCCGACCGATTCGGAGGCCACTTCGAGACGTCCATAGTCCACGATGTAGCCCGTGGCGCCCTCACGCCACGCCACGGCTACCCA